CGGAAGCTTGTCAGACGGTACAACTACTATAACAGGTTTTGTAGATGAAGATAATATGTCTTCAAACTCTGCAACGCTTTTACCGACTCAACAATCTGTAAAAGCTTATGTAGATAGTCAAATTAGTTCAGCTGGTGGAAATGGTATAAGCTTTGAAGACAACGAAAAAGCTCAGTTTGGTGATGGTAATGATTTACAAATCTACCATGATGCTAGTGATAGTTATATAAAAGATGCTGGTATAGGAAATTTAAAAATACAGGCTCAAAATCTTTCCTTAGAAGATTCTACAGGTGCTAGATTTTTATTAGGTATTCAAAGTGGAGAGACTCGTCTTTATTACCAAGATAGTCAAAGAGTTGCTGTTAACAATACAGGCATAGACGTAACAGGAACAGCCACAATGGACGGCTTAACTGTAGAAGGTTTATCAAACGCCACAGCAACAACTGCTTTTAGCACTACAGCAAATACTCCAAATGCTAGTTTAATAATTGGTAATAGTGCTGCTACTACTGGAAACGGAAACTACAAAGGTGGATTAGGTTTTGCAAAAGCTGGTACTTCTTCTCAAATCCGTTCTGCTATTGTTGGTAAACAAACAGCTACCTCAAACAACGTACAAGGTTTAGCTTTTCTTGTTCATTCAAGTTCTGTAGCTGGAAGTTTAACTGAAGCTTTATTAATAAAAGCTAACAATGACATAATTTTTTACGATGACACAGGCACAACGGAAGGTTTACTTTGGGATGCATCAACTGAAAGATTGGCTATTGGGACTACTTCACCAAACGCTAAACTTGAAATTTCAACCACAGATGGTGTTGAGAGTTTAAGAATAAACAGTTTAGATACACAAGTCACAGAGGGTGAATTAATAGGTGAAATATTATTTACTTCGAATGATGCTACTTTAAATGCAGATAGAAAAGTTTTAGCTGGAATAAAAACTTTTGCTGCTGAAAATTTTGCTGGTGCAAATGCTAATGAAGCATCGTTACAATTTTTTACAGCTAATTCAAATGATTTAAGAAATAGTGCTGCACCTTCACCAAGAATGACAATAAATGAAGATGGTAAGGTTGGAATAGGCATAGCGCCAAGTAATCCTTTAGATGTAGCTGGTATTATTAGGTCAACATCTACAAACCCACAACTAAGAATATATACTTCATCAGGTACAGGACAGGGTTATTTAATTTTTGGTGATTCAGCAGATGATGATATAGGTCAAATTGTATATAACCATAATACTGATTCAATGCGATTCCATACAAATGCATCTGAAAGAGTAAGGATAGATTCTAGTGGAAAGCTAGGTGTAAACACTACATCACTAGATGGCATACTAACACTAAAACAATTAGCAAACTCAGATTCTAATGGACTAGATGGAATTAGAATAGATGCATCTACAGGAACTACTTATGCTGGTTTTGGTTTAGCAAATGCAACAGGAACACTAGCAATTACTGCGGGTGATGCGGGTGGTACAGAAAATACTGAAATAGTTTTTAAAACTGCATCTAGTGGTTCTGAAGCTGAAAGAGCAAGAATAGATTCTAGTGGTAATGTTGGAATTGGTATAACTAATCCATCAGCAACTTTACATGTTGAAGGCGATGCTATAATCAAAGGCGGTTCAGGTGTAAGTAATACTGGTGCAACCCTACAACTTGAATCAACTGAAACACAAGCGGTAGGCTCAGGTGCTTCAATTAGTTTTAAAGGCGATGATGGTAGTGGAACACAAAGAGTTTTTGGTGTTATTAAAGGCTCTAAAACAAGTGCCACATCAGGAAACTTTAATGGTGGTTTAGATTTCTTCACTAGAGTTACTGCTGAAGCAAATGCTAGAAAGCGTTTAGAAATAGCATCTAACGGAGACATCTCTTTCTACGAAGATACAGGAACTTCACAAGCTCTATTCTGGGATTCTAGTGCTGAGTCGCTTGGAATTGGGACTACTTCGCCACAAAAAAAATTAAATGTTTTTGCAGATGGCACAGCACCAGTTAGGTTTGAAAGAAATACATCACACGGACAAGTAATACAGATTTATAAAGATGGTGCAGCAATATCATCTATAGGTACAAATTCTACTGGTATAGGAACTTCAGTACCTCATTCAACTGCTAGACTGCACATACAAGGTAATGATGGTGCATCAGGTTCAACGCCTAATGTAGCAGCAAATGAATTGTTTGTTGATAATGCTGGTAATACAGGTGTTACTGTAGGAACAACAAATACTGGCACAGGTTATTATGCTTTTGCTGATAGTGATATTGCTTTACGAGCTGGTATATTCTATGACCATTCTGCTGATGACATGGGCTTTAGAGTTGCTTCGGCAACTGCTATGACTATAGATTCTTCTCGTAATGTTGGAATTGGCACAAGTTCACCAAGTAATAAATTGACTGTTGATGGTGATATAAGAATAAGAGATTCTATAGCATCATTATTTTTACAAGATACAGATGGCACTAGCCAAGTATCTGAAATTAAACAATCTGCTGGTGTTACTACAATTAGTTCAAGAAATAACACAAATAACGGTGATATTTTATTTACTGGATATAACGGCACAGCCACAACTGAGTATGCAAGGATAATTTCTAGTGGAAACTTTGGAATTGGCACAAGTTCACCCGATAATCCCCTTGATATACGTTCTGCTGGGAACGTACAGCTTAAATTAGCATCTACTACTGCATCAAATAATGCAAGAATGGTATTTGCACCTAATAATACAGCTATAGCTAACATAGGTATAGATGCTTCAAGTTCAGCTTTTACTTATTACGATATTGTAAATGCTACAGTTCCTTTTAAAATTGCACAAGGTGCTAGTACTAATACATTATCTATTAATACCAATTCTCAGGTTGGAATAGGTACAAATGCACCAGCTAGAACTCTTCATGTTAATAACAATGGCGAATCATTTATAAGAATAACATCTAGTGATACAGGTAATGCTGGATTAGAATTTGGCGACCAATCAGATGGTGTGCAAGGTTCTATATATCAAAATGCTACAGATAACTCATTAATATTTAATGGTTATAATAATGCTGAAAGAGTAAGAATAACTAGTGGTGGTGAGTTCTATGTAGGAACTACAAATGGTCAAACTACAAATAGTAATATAACCACTAAAGCATCTATTAATGGTGATGTGTTTACAAATGGTATTAGATTTAATACTAATACAACACAGGATAGTAATACTGCACCTAGTTATAAACTATGGATGGATAGTACAGACTTAATGATAGGTTCTGTAGTTATTGAAACAGGAGCTACATCTGATAGAAGATTAAAAGAAAATATTGAAAATATACCTAATGCTATAGAAAAAGTAAAACTTTTAAATGGTGTTACATATAATTATAAAAAGAAACCAGATGTTAAAGAAGCTGGTTTTATAGCACAAGATGTTGAAAAGGCATTACCAGAAGCAGTATACACAGCTTACGAAGATGGTGAAGAAGTCTTAGCATTGAAATATAATAGAATAACATCCGTGTTGGTCGAAGCTATGAAAGAACAACAGGAACAAATAGAATCACTAAAAAGTGAAATTGCAAACTTAAAAGGAGAAAAAAATGGCAATTAATTATACTTGGAACGTTGCGACAGTGGACACTAAACCGTCTGTAACTGATGAAAACGCAATAACAGAAACTGATGTAATCTACAATGTACATTGGAGACTTACAGGAACTGATGACACTAATACTTACGAAGATGAGAATGGTGATGATGTAAACTATACAGCAGATGTATACGGTACACAATCATTAGATATCTCAGACTTAGGAAGCTTTACAGCTTTTGATAGTGTTACAGCTAGTGACGTAGAAGGTTGGGTAACAACTGCTATGGGTACTGATGAAGTACAAAATCTTAAAGATGCAATAGCTGCAAAAATTACTGAAGCTATTACACCTACATCAGTAACTAAAACTATTGGTGGATAAAGTATCATGGAGCTAACAGCTTATTTATTTTGGAATATATTAGTAACATTGGTATTAGCTCCAATACTTTATAGTATTAGACAGAACACTACAGAGGCAAAAAGACTCGATATTCTCTTGAATAAAACTCGTGAAGAAATAGCTAGAGAGTATGTAACTAAGCAAGAATTAAAAGAAGATTTTAATATTTTGATAGAAAGATTAGAAAAATTACACGAAAAGGTTGACAAACTCTTCGAAGTTAAGTAAAATAGGTATGAGAAAGAAAAAAAATAACAAACGTCCTGTTACTGTTATAAGCATTTCAGTTGCTCAAGTTCCTTCAAAACTTTTATCAAAGCTTAAAAAAAGATTGGAAAGTAAAAATGGCAAAACAAAAAAAGAAAAGAAATAAAAGGTATAAGAAAAAATATACTACTGATAATAGACTTGATATGTCTAAAGGTGGTAGAGTAAGTTATCAAGTAGGTGGTAACTTAGGTAAAAAACCTGAACCTCAAGATGGAGATGACTTTATGTCTATTGAAAGACTTCCCGGTGAAGATGAGTCTAAAAGACAAGATGTAGAAGATGAGCAAGAAAGGTTAAAAGCTGAAGAAGAAGCTAGACAAAAAGCTGAAGAAGAAGCTAAAAGAGCTGAAGAAGAAGCTAAAAAAGCTGCTGAAGAAAAACAAGAGCAACAAAAAGAAACAGCCCAGCAAGAAATTGAAAGAGAACAATCTGCTTTAGAAGCTATTACTGATAAAACTTCTTTAGCTCAAAAAGAAAAAGCTGCTAGAACTATTAGAACTGGTAGAGAAGCTCAACTTGCTGCTGAAGGTATATTACCTGAAACAATTCCTCAGATTCCTGAAGCTGTTCCTACAGGTATTGACCCTGTAACTGGACAGCCTATAGCTGAACAAGTTACTACAACAATGGCACAGCCTACAACAGCTACAGCTCAAGTAGCTCAACCAGTAACTCCAGAAGCTGTTACAACAGGAGTAGTTACCGAAGCAATTACACCAGAAAAAGTACAAGCTACTAAAATGGAAGCAGAACAAGTAGCTACAGAAGCTCAAGTAGAAGCTGCAAAAGGTGAAATAGCAGATGAAGCTATTGCAAAAGCTGCAGGAGTAGAAAGGGTAGCACCTATAGAAGGAGCAACTATAGATATACCAGAAGGTGCGTTAACTGAAAGAATTGTTGGAACTCTTAGTGAAGGTGCTAAAGCAGTAGCAGCTCAAAACGCAGGTACAAGTTTATCAAGAATTACAAGAGCTAAAAAACAATTAAGTAAAGCTGGATTATCTGATGCTGATATAGAAGAGATAGGTAATGACCCAGAAGCATTAGAAGATAGACTTGCAGACTTTAGTGAAGAAGAAAGAGGAATAATAGAAGGACTACCTCAAGAAGCTTTAGTATCTACACAAATGAATAAACTTCTTGAAGGTATTGAAGAAGGAGAAATACCTTTATGGGCTAGACCAGCAGTAGCAAGTGTTGAACAAATGTTAGCACAAAGAGGCATGTCAGCTTCTACAGTTGGTAGAGATGCTTTATTAAATGCTATTATTCAATCAGCAATGCCTATTGCTCAAAGCAATGCACAAGCTATTCAAAGTAGTGTAGCTCAACAAAGAGATATAGAAGCGAGAGAAGCTGAAGCAAATACACAAAGAAGACAACAGACAGCTTTAACAAACGCACAAAATGTATTTAATATGGATATGGCTCAGTTTAATGCTGACCAACAAGTAGCTTTGTCTAATAGTAGATTTTTACAAACTGTTGGTTTAACAGAAGCAAGTAACGAACAACAAGCAGCTATACAAGATGCACTGTTAATGTCACAAGCTAATTTAGCTGAAGCTGATTTTTATCAGAGAACTCAAATACAAAATGCTCAAGCTTTTTTAAGCATGGACATGGCTAACTTAAATAATGACCAACAAGCTAAAATATTAAAAGCTAATCAAACTCAACAAAGAATATTAAGTAATCAAGCAGCTCAAAATACAGCAGCTCAATTTAACGCAACAAGTGAAAATCAAACTGAGCAATTTATGGCTTCATTAGCTGCTAACATGAATCAGTATAACGCATCTCAAATGAATGCTATGGAGCAGTTTAACGCTACTCAAGCTAATGCTACAGAAGCTAGAAGAGCTGGTAGAGAAGCTGATGTTGAAAAATTTAATTCTCAGTTATTAACACAAGTTGACCAATTTAACAGTCAACAAGACTTTGCAAGAAATCAATGGAATGCACAAAATTCAGCAGCTGTAGAAGCTTCTAATGTTCAATGGAGAAGACAAGCTAATACAGTTACTACAGCAGCTCAGAATCAAATCAACATGCAAAATGCTATGAATGCTTTTGGTATAAGTTCACAAGCTATGGCTTTCTTATGGCAAGAATTAAGAGACCAAGCTGATTTTGATTTCAGAGCTTTTGAAAATGAAGAGAATAGAAAAGCTCAAATCATTGCAACAGCTATTGCAAACGAAGGTAAGCCGGGTGAAAAGTACGATGATTATTTAACAAGTTTATTGACAAGTCTTGGTGCATCTTACAGTGCTGGACTTACTAGTGGTGGAACATCTGGTGGAGGAACAGGTTACAGTTATAGATAAAAGGAAATAAATATTATGGGATTTTTAAGAAAAGTAGGTAGAAAAATAAAAAAAGGTGTAAAGAAACTTTTTAGTTCAAAATTAGGTAGATTTTTAGGAAGCATAGCTTTAGGAATGATGTTAGGTCCTATGATAGGAAAAGCTTTTAGTGGAATAAAAGGGTTCTTTAGTGGAGCAGGAGCTGGTGCAGGTACAACTGCAGCTACTACAGGAGCTACAGCTACTACAGGAGCTACAGCTACTACAGGAGCTACAGCTACTACAGGAGCTACTACAGGAGTTAATATAGCATCTGATACAGTAACAGGTTCTTTAGAAAAATTAGCAAATACTTCAGACTTGTTTGTGGATTTTGGTTCTAAAGGAAGTGTAGGTTTAAAAGGTGAAGCTACTACTGCAGCTTTAAAAGAAAAAATAGTTTCTACTGCTGCTACAGGACCTACAGTTGGACAACAAATTAGACAAAACTTTGTAAATCTAGGAACAGGCGTAAAAGAATTTGCATCAGACCCTTTAGGTAAAACTAAACAATATATTGGAGAAGATTTTATACCTGATGTAGCTAAGTCTGTAGGTACTTCATATGTTATGGGAGCTATACAGGGCGAACCAGAGCAACCTTTTATGAGTGCAGGAGTAGCCCCTCAACCATCAATGGAAGCTGCACAAAACGCATACATGTCAACAGTACAATCTCAAATACCTAACTTACAAGCTACAAACTTTAATCAACTTAATCAGTCTTTATTTTATGGTACACTTTCACCACAATATTTAATGGGACAAATGGGATAATATTATGGCAGTTTCAGAAAAAGCAATTAATTTTATACAGGGTAGTTTAAATACAGGTAGAGCTATTCCCGGTCAGAGCTTAACTAATTCTCCTGACCAACCTTACAATTGGGAAAAACCTACAGAATATACAAATCCTAGAGAAGCTATGTTATATGTTTTTGAAACTTTAACAGTTCCAGAAACTACTACAAATGTTTTACTATCTTTAAGTAATGGAGTAGGAGTTGTTGATATAGCTTCTATAACTTTATATGCTGGATTCTTAGAAGGTAAATGGAATCCTGATTTAATGTTATTACTTATGGAACCTACTATGTATATGGTAATGGCTTTAGCAGAAAAAGCAAATATACCTTATAGTTTAGAAGCTGGTGATGATGAAGCTCCTGTAGAAATGTCTCCAGATAAACAAGTAGAAACACTTGAAAAAGGCATAAATGAATTAGATAAAATGAAACAAGTTGCTGCAAGTAGAGTTAATCCACAATCAGTACCGGAAGAAGTTAGAAAAGTTATAGAAGAAACAGAACTATCCCCGAGTTTATTAGAAAAAGTAGAAGAAAAAACAAACACAAGTTTATTAGCAAAAGAGGAATAAAATGGCAGATAAAGATTATACAAGTTTATTAGGTAAAGAATCTGGCTCTAGCTGGTCAGATATAGCTAGTGCGTATTTTACTCGAGGAGAAAAAAAAGATAACAGAGCTAGAAATATTTTATTAGCTTCATTATTTTTTAATGCTAAAGAAGCTCAGATGCAGTCTAGAGTTTTAAAAAATGTAAAAGAATTAGATGAACAACAGACATTTACATTACAGGAAAGGGCTTATGCTTTTGAAAAAGGTTTAAAAAAACAAAACCAATACGATGAAGTTCAAAGAAGAGGAGCATATAATTATTACCAAGATGAAGCAGAAAACGCTTTTTATGACATACCTGAAAATAGAAAAGATAGACAGTTATATGATAACGAATCTGATTTTATAGCAGCAAAAGAAGAGTGGAAACAAAACTGGGCAGAAGAAAGGCACAATCAATTCTTGGAAACTTATGATGTTGATGCTCCAAGACTTACTACTCTTGAAACATTTAATAAACCTATTAATGATTACTTTAAAGCTAAAAAAGAAGAAATTACTAATCCTAAAAATATAAGTCTTGTACATAAAGCATTTGGTTTTTTACCCGGAGCTAAAGAAAGAGATAAAGAATTAGCAGATAAAACTCAAGCTTCAAAACTTAAATATGATAAAGCTTTAGAAAGAGGTACAAATTTAGTTAGCGTATTACCGTCTTTAGATGTTAGAGAATTACAAGCTTTAGATAGAAATAAAATAATTATAGATGATTCCAATGTTAGAGATTTATTAGTAGACGATTATGGAGAAGATATAAGCTCTGAAATACGTAATGAAGTTATTAAAAGATTTAGAAATTCTAACATTAAAACTTACAATAATTATTTAACTATTTCACAATCTGTTATAGATAATAAGTTTTCAATTAATGCTCAAAATACTATCAGAGAAGCTAGTGAAAAATATCGTGCAAATAAAGAACTAAGTATGAATAATTCTGAAATAACAGATATTAAAGAACTTAATTTTATACGTAGACAACTTGGTATTGCAGATACAACTGCTGATGTTTTAGAGTCAAGTCAAGAATTAGCAGAGTTAGTGGCTGATGTTAGAGATTTAACAGGTAAAGAAAGAGAAAACTACATTAAAGAAAAAATGCCAGAGTTTGCTGAAGCTACAGTAAATAGAATTGCTGGTATTAGAAATCCAAATGAATTACAAGAAGAATATAGAATAACTTATTTAATAGATTTAACTAATCAAATAGCTTCTGGTCAACTAAGTAATGAGATTAATAAAACTATAATAACTAGAGATTTTGTTACTAATTTACCTAAAGAAATAAGTAATCAATTGAGCAGAGATACTTTAACTTTCTTAAATGAAAATAAATATGACTATAATGCTTACCCAAAAGATGATAGTAAAATTGCTAACGAAATAAGGTTATTACAAGAGCATCAATTTAGAAGAAACAGTACAGATATTTTTGAAAGTTTCTTAACTTATACATTTAATAAAACACCTGTAAGTCCAGAATCTAAAGAAGTACCTCTAGCTTTCAGGCAAAAAAATATAAATATTGATACTCCTTTTAAATAACAGGACATTTTAATGCCATCTAGATTTGAACAGTACAAAAAAGATGAATCTCAAAAAAGAGAACTACAATCTGACTTAGCAGAGTTGCAAGAACTTTATAATTCTTATGAACAGTTCTATAATAAATACACTTTTGATGAGTTCCTTGAATACGCTACAAAAAACTCTAGTAGTTCATTAGATAAAAGTATTGAAAATTATTTAATACAACAAGCTGATAAAGATATACCTTTAAAAGAATTTAGAAAGACTACCGTTCCTTGGTTATCAGAAACTGTTGGTGGTTCTTTATCTTTATCAAGGTTTATTGCAGAAAAATATCCTAGTCCTTTAGTAAATACTTTAGCTAAACTAGCTCCTAATGAAAAAGAAATAAGAAGAGGAACTGATAAAGCTTTTAGAGATATTGGTAGAAGTGTTGGTTTAGGGGATATCTGGAACGAAAAAAAAGATGAAGAAACTGGTAAAACTTATTACGAGATTCAAGAACCTGAAACAACAGCAGGTAAAATTATAAAACCTATTGGAGAATATGTAACTGCTTTTGCTGTGACTAGAAACCCTTCTTCTTTATTTACAAAGACTGCACAAAAAGTACCAGAAAAAATAACTAGGAAAGTTGGAAGACCTTCAAAAGCTCAATTAGCTAAAGAAGCAAGACAAGAAAAAACTAAAAAATTACTAGGAGCTGGTAAAACATTAGGTAAAGCTGAACTAGCTGCTCAAATTACTTTTGCTGATAATCCTGAGTTTACTTATGTTGCAGGAGCTTTAAGTAATTATATAGGTAACGATAATAATTTAATGGGTGAGGTGTTGAATTATTTAGATGTTGATGAGCAAAGTCCTGAAGAAGCACGTAGACTTAGTTTGTTATTAGATGGTGTAGCATTTTCAGGAATTGTATCCGCAGGTGTTGGAACTTTAAAATTAACAAAAGAAGGTATCTTACAGATGTTACAGTCTGTGAAAAATTCTAGTCAATCTCAAAAAGAAAGTTTTAAATCTTTAATTCAAGGTTCAGCTAAAACTAAATCAGCTAGAAAAAAAGATGTATCTGAAGTTCCTATTATTAAAGACATTAGTAATGAGGATGTATTAAAGTTCGGTAAAGACAGCTTAATTTATAGAGGGTTAAATAAAGGATATAGAAGTATACAAAGATTTTATCAAAACTTTTTAACAACTAGCGGAATGTACTCTGATGAAATGTTTAAAATGTTAAAGAGTGCAGACTATAATAAAATAGCATGGTCTAAGAGAGCTTCAGAGATACATGCTAAGTTAGTCACATCTATTGCTAAAGCTGTTAAAACTTCTAAATTTTCTGAAAAAGAAATAGATGATATTTTAAATCAATACTTAAAAGGTAAAAAAACACTTGCAAGTTTACCTAAAGAAGTTAGACCTTGGGCAAAAGAAGCTAAAGGTGAAATAACTAATTTAAGTAAGATGTTCCTTAAATCAAATTATGTTCCTCCTAAAATGAAAGCAGTAATAGAGGAAAACATGGGTTCTTACTTAAGAAAAACTTATCAGTTTTATGAGAATAAAAATTGGAGACCTTCTCAAGAAGTTATAGATGAGGTTACAGATTCTATTGCAGCTAGTATTAAAAAAGCTAAAGGGACAAAAAACATAACTCCTTTTCAACAGCAAGAAGCTAGAAGAGTTGTTAATGATATTCTTAAAAGAGACACTAAAGATTATAATAATATTATATCTCATTTAAACGGAGTGTTTGGAACTAAAAAGAATGAAGTTGTTTTTCAACAAAGAAAAAATATAGCTCCTGCTATACAAAAACTATTAGGTGCTGAAGAAGTAGATGCTTCATTAGCAGTATTTAGAACTTTAGATACTCTTGGAACACAGATTACTAATTACAAATTATATGATGACTTATATGAAAAAGGTTTAGGTAAATGGTTTTTTAAAGAAACTGGAAAGTTTTCTAAAGCTCCTGACGAGTCTTTAAAAGCTGCTACAATTGAAGGTAAACAGTTCTTACAGTTAGATGGTTTAAGAACAACACCAGAGATTGCAGAATTATTTAATACTATGGCTCGTAATAAAGGGCAAACTAGACAAGTTTTAGAAAGAATGTACGGTTACTTTTTAACTGCTAAAGGTTCTTCACAAGCTGCAGCAACTGTATTTAATGGATTGACTCACGTTAGAAATACTTTAGGTGGTAGTATTATATTAATGAGAAACGGTATCAATCCGTTTACTGATGAAACTATTAAATCTTCTCAAATCTTAAGTAATGATTTATTTACTATGGATGCTACGAAGAAAAATAAAGTATTGTCTGATTTATATGAAGATTATCAAAGGTTAGGAATAGTAAACCAAAACGTAAGAGTTGGTGAATTTAAAAATCTTATAAATGATTTAGCTGCTAATCCTAATGAAAACATGTTGTCTAAGTTTCCTGAAATATTTAAAAAGGCAGGACGTAAAGCTACTTCTGTATATGTAGCCGAAGATGATTTATGGAGAATTGTAGCTTACAATAAAGAACTTAACACACTTAAAAAAGCTTATCCTGATTTAGCAAGGAGAAACTTACAAGACTTAAAACAAGAAGCTGCAGATGTAGTTAGAGCTACTATGCCTACATATGATTTAATAGCTCCCAGATTACAAGAACTAAGAAAACTTCCTATAGGTAACTTTTTTTCATTTACTGCTGAACAGTTCCGTAATAATTACAATACTATGATGAGAGCTGCACAAGAGTTAAGGTCTGGTAACAAAGTTATTCAAGATAGAGGAATGAATAGGTTAGCTTCTCAAGTTACAACAACATATTTATTTTCAAAAGGCTTGACAGATTTTAGTAAGTTAGCTTTTGGAATTTCAGATGAAGATGAAAAAGCTGTTAGAAGTTTAAATCTTGCTCCATGGTCAAAGAACAGTGCTTTATTATTTAGTAGAGATAACAAAGGAAACATACAGTATATAGATTTAACGTACACAGACCCTTCTGCTCCTGTTACAGATAACTTTAGAAACATTTTAAACTTAGTAACTGACCCAACAGAAAGTATGGAAACTGTAGATAGAAATATTATTGGGCAAACTATTGAAGGTTTAGAATTTTTCTTAAGACCATTTGTTGATGAAGCATTATTGACAGAAGCTATAACAGACATTCTTGTTAGAGGTGGTAAGACTAAAGAAGGATTTGATATAAAAATTATTAATCCTATTACTAAAGAACCTTTAGTTTGGGAAGAGAGAGTAGATAATAATAATCTTGCAGAAGTAGCTAATAATATGGATGTTGCTTTAGGACATATTTTAGAAAAAGTATTACCTAGAGAAGCAACAGACATTGCAAGTTTAACACGTGGTAAAAAAGCTATTAGGATTGAAGAAGGCAAAACATCTTTACAAAGAGAATTACTAGGTAAATTAACTGGTCAAAGATTAGTTACTATTACTCCTGATAAAATTAAAAATGATTTTTCTTTTAAATTAAGAGATTTAAATAGAGCTAGAAAAGTATATCAAAACAATATAAATAGTTCTATAACTAAGAACATGAAAGCCGAAAGTGTTTTAAGTAGGTACGAAGAAGAAAATAATAAAAACTATAGAGAGTTTGTTAAAAGTAAAAGAATGTTAGATGCTGTTAAACATTTTGATATAGACCCTTATGAGATAGAATCTTTAGTAAAAGAAAATTTAACTAATTATACTAAAGATGAAAGGAGTACTTTTTTATATTCTAGTAATGAATATATACCTTTGAAAATTAGCGATGAAAAATTAAATAAAGCTTATGAAGAATTAAATTTTGAGAACATTAACTTTAGAGAGTTTTATGATGCTTATACAGTTAAGTATTTAGAGTACAGTCAACTACCTTTATTAGAAGAAGAAAAACAAAAAGAAAAAGAAAGAGAAGAATTTTTCTTAGGAGGACCTGTTACACAAGCACAGTTAAAAGTTGCTGAAGGTGTAGGAGAAGATTTATTTTCAGGTAAATTAACTGAGCAAACTACACAATTATTTAAAGATAGAGAGAAGAGAAGAGAAGAGGCACACAAGCAAATAGCAAAAGCTGTAAAAGAAGGAGATGTTAGAAAAGGTTTTGAAGCTTTTGAAACTTTACCAATTGGAGAACAGTTAGCAGGTTATATGAATCCTGTTACTAATGCACCTTTATCTGCTACTGGTGCCGCAATATATGCAGAAAAAGCACAGCCAAGTTTAAAATCTCCAAAAGAATTTATGTTAGATTTAATAAACCCTAGAAAAAATATACTGCAAAAAACGCCTATTAAAGTAGAAGACCCTTTATCTGCTGGTATAGCAGTTGCAGAAGCTACAGGAGTAATACCTGCTGCTGGTGTTGTTGGTAAAGGAACAAGTAAAATTTTAAGAAAGGTACAAGCTAGAAGAGGCGATGACACTATGGGCGGTGGTGGAGGACCTACTAATATTATAGATGATTCTGTAGCGGTAGACATGGCTGGTTATAAATCTACTATAGAAGAGTTTGCAGAAAAAAACATAAATAATTATAAAAGTGGTCAAGCTTTTCTAGATGCTTTAAAAAGCTCTAAAAGACAGCAAGATAAATTTAAACAAGAAGAATTAGAGTTTATAGATTTAGATAATATACAAGTTACTAAAGATACTACACCTGAAGAAGTTTTAAATTACGTTAGAGAAAACCGACCAAAGCTTTATAGAGTTATTAGAAGTGAAGATAATCCTACTATTAAAACTAGCGATGTTGATATGGATACATCTGTAGAAGAATTTTTAACACTAGATAAACCTATGACTTCTGAATTAGAAAATGACTTTATAAATATGGAAATAGAGTATTCTACAGCTCGTAGAAATGACGGAGCAACAGAGTATAAAGGTTTGTCTGACGAACAGCTTGAAGATTTAGCTCGTGATAAAATAGAAAAGTCTAATGTAGAATATTTAACTGGAGAAATTAATGGTGTTCCTGTGGCTTTATATGGAACTGAAGTAGAAGGTTGGGGTAATGGGTATCAAGCTACTGTAGGAACAGGAGGTAGTAAAATATGGCTTACAGATTATTATGTAAGTAGAGACGAAGCTTTGATTCAATTAAATAATTATGCTAGAGCTGAAGGTTTGCTAGACCCTGTTTCTGATATAGACCCAGATGTTCCTTTAAAAACTCAAGTATCTGAAAGTGTTTTAAAAGGTGAAGATACTCTACCTACTTTGTTTGGAAATCAATATGAATCTTACAGACTTCCTATGGGAGGAGCTTCTAATTATAGAGAAATTACAATTCATTTAGATAACCCTAAAACTCCTACACTTTTTACAGATAATCATCTTGAAGGAGCTGACCAAATTTTACACTATAGAATTTCTGATAGAACAGATATTCAAGGTAACAAAGTTTTATTTGTAGAAGAAATACAATCAGATTTACATCAGGCTGCTAGAAAAGAAAACTATGAGACAGAACTTGGTGGAAGAATTCCAGATTATCCATATAAAGGTTTAGGATTTGTTGATATTGCTATAAAAGATGTGATGAAACTAGCAGCTAAAGAAGGTTATGATAAAGTTGCATTTACTGATGCAGCTACTCAAATAAATAGAAACGCAAAACAACTAAACTATGTCGATACCATACAGATTCGTAGAACCCCTACAGTAGAAGAAATATTAGAAAGCGATGAATACAAAAATAACGTTCAAGATTTTTCTTATGGGGAAAAACCTGATTATGATGAGCTTTTAGAAGCTTTAAAAGATAAATATGAAGTAGGTAAATCTAAGTGGATAATAGAAGAGATTGGTTTACCTAAGACTCAGTTAGAATATGATTCAGTACCTCTTATGTATGAATCTAAAGATACTTTAAAAAAATTACTAAAACAAGGACAAGGTGAAGTCGTTGATACTAGAATAGTTGACACTGATAAAGAGTTGTTAGAAAAAATTCCAATGTCAATGAGAGACACTGTTGAAAAAAATATTAATGAAAAAAATATTACACTTAATTTTGAAGGAGAATTTCTAGGAAGCGGTAAAAAGTTTTTAGATTTATACAAAAATAAAATAACTTCTACAGCTAATAAGCTAGGCAAAGAATATAAAGTAAGACCTAAAGTTAGTACAATTCTTTTTACTAGTGATTCTCCAGATACAGCTGAAGATGTATTAAAAAGATGGAAAGATAAGAAAAAGCTTGAGGTAAATGAAATGGACTATGATGAATTTGAAAAAATACACGGAGACTATGCTCTTATACCTAACGAATTAAAAGTTATATCGTTAGATGTAACACCGGATATGAAAGAACCTATGGCAGTATTTGCAAAAGGTGGATTAGTAGAAGGTAAAGATAATGTACCATACACTAAAGAAGACCCAGCAGATAGAGTGGACCCTTTCACAGGCTTACCATATTCTGAACAAATGGATAGGCTTGGTTTTAATCAAGGCGGACCAGTTCTACCAGAGTATATAGGTAGAGATGTTTATGAAAAAGCTATAGAAAAACTTGGAGAAGGAAAAGATGATAAAGCTTTATTAAGGGAATATGCTTTTGTAGAAAGTAAATTTGCAACAGACCCTAAAACATTTAGAAAAGATAATAGAAGTGCTTATCAAATTACTCCTATAAGATTTCAAGATTTTCAAAATGCGTTAAAACCCGGAGCTGATACAGGTCAAGGTTTAAGAAACTATGTAGATAAAGTTAAAGATAAACACGGTATTGATTTAAGAAATATTACTTATGATGATTTGAATAACCCAGAAATAGGGACTGCAGTAACAAGAGCTTTAATTAAATTAATACCTGCTCCAATAGGTAAAACTCCAGAGGAAAGAGCTGTAGGTTGGAAAAATAATTGGAATACAGAGCTAGGAGCAGGAAGCGTAGAAAAATATTTAACAGATTTAAAATATTTAAAGGACTAAGATGGGATTTCCGTTTGAAATAATAACTATGCTAGGCTCTACATTGCTCGGAGGACTTATGAGTGTCTGGGCAGAAAGTAGAAAAGCTAAAGCAGAACAACAAAAGCTACTAATAACTCGTGGTGAGTTTGATATGAAAGCTAGAAAGCAATCACTTGACCACGGGCTAAAAGATAAAGGCTTTGCATGGACAAGAAGAATCATAGCACTTACATCTATCTTTGCAATTGTATTACTACCAAAACTTGTAGCAGTTTATTATCCTGATGTAAACGTAACAGTAGGTTATACTATTTGGAATCCGGGATTTTGGTTCTTCACAGAAGGTAAAGAAGTATTTGACTGGGTAACTTTTGAAGGCTTAGTAATTACACAACTAGATACTAACTTAGTATCAGCTATTATCGGTATGTATTTCGGTGGTAGTTTAGTAAAAGGAAAGTAATGGACACTAGAGATTTTATGACCGTGTTAGAAACTGTAGGTATTCCTGCAGCTTTTGCAGTTGCTGCCGGTTGGATGGTATATAAATTATTTAATGCTTTAATAGCTGACGTACATAAAAAACTAGATACTCAACACGGTATGATAGTTGCTTTAATAGATAGAGTAAGACAAATGGATAATGACATGATAAGAATAGACTCTATGGTACGCACAGCTTTAGGTGTACAGATAGATGTAGATAGATTAGCTAGAGCAGACGGTAAAAAAGACCAAAGAAAAGATTAATGAAGATAGACGATTTAGAAAAAGTACATCCTATGAAACAAGTTACAGTTGCTTCTATAATTCAAGTAGCTGTATTTGGATTTATGTTGTTAGCTTTCTGGGGTAACTCTAAAGTCTTTGCAGATGAAATGGTACATACATTTAAGAATCCTAGCTTTAGTGGTATAGGTACATCAGCACATTATCTTACTATACAGAATCAAGAGTTCTCAAGAAAGATGAGCATCAAAGAAGAAATAAAAGCATTACAAGAACAGATAGAAAGAGATAAAGAGAACACGACACTTGCAAGATTTATAAGAAACCTAGAGTCTAGAATATATGCACAGTTATCTAGACAGCTAGTAGAAAATTTATTTGGTGAAACTCCAAGCGAAAGTGGTGTACTAAGTTTAGAAGGTAACACCATAGAATATAATGTTGAAGACGGAATTATAACTTTAAAAATTACAGACAGTGATGGCAATGAAACAATTATTCAGTTACCTATTGGTTCTTTTACTTTCTAGTTGTGCAATACTGAATGATGACTTTGTACTGTCAGACTCTACAAGTATCAAAGAATCTTCAGTATTAGATTTACAATCAGAAGTATTAAAGAATTTACCAGCTGCTAAAGTACAGCCGACAATAGCAGTGTACCCGAATAGTTTTAAAGACTTAACTGGACAAAGAAAAAGTAATAGTTCATTTGCATTGTTTAGTACAGCTATTACCCAAGCTCCAGAAGCTTTATTGATTAGAGCTTTTAAACACGCAGCAAATGGAAAGTTTTTTAGAGTAGTAGAAAGAGTAGGCTTAGATGACCTAACTAAAGAACGACAACTAATTAGAAGTACTCGACAAGAGTTTAAAGAAAATAAAGAATTACAGCCCCTGTTATTTGCAGGGTTGTTAATGCAGGGTGGAGTGGTTAGTTATAATACTAACATTACATCAGGCGGAATAGGTGCTAGATACTTAGGTGTAGGTAGCACTAAAGAATATCGTGAAGATATGATTACCATTTCTTTACGTTTAGTATCTGTAGCAACAGGTGAAATACTTATGGAAGTATTAGTTTCTAAAACTGTATTATCTGTAGGTGTATCACAAGATGTATTTAGATTCTATGAAGCTGGAACAGAGCTAGTAGAATTTGAAGGAGGAACTACAGAAAACGAGCCAGTGTCTATAGCTTTGCAAAGAGCAATAGAGACTGGTGTTTTAAATATAATAGAAGAAGGAATACAAAGAGGGTATTGGGAATATGAAGAAGCTAATTAGTTTAACTGCTTTACTATCTATATTAGTAGTAGCAGATAATGAAATTTTCATAGACCAGTCTGGAGATACAGCTAACATAGACTTAGAACAGTTAGGTTCTAGTAATATTATGGGTGGCTTAGATGCAGTTGCTGGTAGTATGACAGCTCTTGATTTAGATGGTGATAACTTAACTTTAATATTAAATCAAATAGGAGACTATAACAAGTTTCTAGCTGATATTTGGGCGGATACGCTTACAGGTACATTTAATTTTGATGGAGATAGTAACGAGTTCACTGTACAAATTGACCCTACTAATACTTATGGAGCAGACGGTAGTGATATAAATGTTGATGTAACAGGTTCATCAAATGACTTTACACTTGACATAGCTACTAACGACTTAGCAAGTGCTTTGGATTTGGATTGGGTTATCAATGGTGATAGCAACGTCTTTGAGTTTGAAATTGATATTGATTCGTTTACAAATTTTGTAGATGTAGATGGAGATAGCAATACAATTACTTATGATGGAGACGGATATGCTGAAGGTTATTTCTATCTTGACCAGACAGGAAATAGCAGAACATTTAACATTCAACAACAGAGTACATTAGCAAGTGATTGGCTTAAGATTATTAGTAGTGGCAACAATGGTACTATTTGTGTCATTCAAAACGATGGCGGGACAGCAATCGGTTGCTGATATAGGTAGTATTACAGAACTTAACGGTGTTGCAAGAGTAGTTAGAAACGAAGAGATTCCAGCTGCTTTAAAATTTGGTATAGAAAGTTATGATAATGTCCAAACTTCTAACGGAAGAGTGGGCATTACTTTTTTAGATGACAGTCAAGTAAGACTAACTGAACATTCAGAGTTAGTTATTGATGAGTTTATCTACGACCCTGACCCATCTAAATCTAAGATGGCTTTGCAGTTTGCTAGTGGTACTGCACGATTTATCACTGGCAAACTTGCATCTATTGACAAGCAGAATATATCTATCAAGACCCCAAGTGCTACTATAGCTATTCGTGGAACTGATTTCACAGTAACTGTAGATGAACTTGGTAGGTCTTTAATTATTTTATTGCCCGATGAAAATGGTATTCCAAGTGGTGAGATACTTGTAAGTACTGCTATAGGACAAGTAGTACTGAACAAGTCTTATCAAGCTACTACAGTTTCTATGTTTGAAACAAAACCAACAGAGCCTGTTATCCTTGACTTAACTTTAGATGTCATAGATAACATGTTAATAGTTAACGAACCACCAGAAACAATAGAAGATGAGAGACAAGATGGAAGTAACGTTTCTAATATCCTTGATGTTGATTACCTTGAGTTCTCTGATTTAGATATAGATTACTTAGCAGAAGATGATTTAGAATTTACAGAGTTAGATATCAACTATCTTGATGTAAACTTCTTAGAAGATTTACTAGATATAATAGAACAAATAGATGAGTTAGAGACTGACCAGCTTGGTAATGTCTCAGAAATAAATTTAAAAGGTACAAAGTTTGGGTATGACCAAGATACTCAAGTAAATACTTTTATGACTGATAATATATTAACTATCTTTAGACAGGTAGAGGATACTGTACGTTTAAATTTAGATAGTTCTGGAGCTTATACAGTATTGTTAGTGCAAGATGGTAAGAGTACCCAGATAATAGTTAACGGTGGTAACTCATCATCAATTAAAATTAAACAGAGTAACTAATGAAGTGGTCTAGTATTCTTTTAACACTCCTAACAATTCCTTTGTTGTTTAACTGGACACCACTTGAAGTATTAAGACTCAAAACTTTTGATGCTCTGATTCCGGAGCAAAGTCCTACAGGGCATTTCACAATTTTAAATATCACTGAAGAAGATATAGATAGCTTTGGTGGTTATCCACTGCCACGTCAAACCTTGGCAGATATTCATAATCAGATTATAGATGCAGGAGCTTACGGTGTAGGTTGGGTTATGTTGTTTCCACATGAAGATAGGTTAGGTGGAGACGAAGTATTTGCTCAAGCTTTACAAAGCTCTGCAAGTGTTATAGCTATGCCAGAGGTAGATAATAATAATTATCCTCAGACACATGGGACTGTAATAGTTGGTCCAGATGTTGTCATTCCACAAGCACAAGGTTTCTTAGAAAATATTGACATACTCAAACAGTCAGCTACTCAAGGTACTATCTCTGTACCTGTTGACGTTGATAATCTTGTCAGACAAATTCCCTTATTACAACAAACTCCAGATGGGTGGGTAGCTTCATTTGGAACTCAAGTCTTAAAAATACTAGGAGGTGGTCGTACTTATCAAATAAAAACTAATGAAAATGGAATTGAACAGATAAGAGTTCGTGGGCTACCTCCCATTGCTACAGATAGTCTCGGTAGGAAGTGGGTAAGTTGGGTTGATACTAAACAAACAACCCTAAAAGAATTAGATGTACAAAATACTTTTGTGTTTGTTGGCTTTACAGCTAAAGGTATAAGCAATCAAGTTGCTACACCAGTAGGATTATTAGAGCCACATAAAATACAAGGAGCATTAGCAGAAAGTATTTTATTAGAGACTCCAAAAATACCAGACTATAGATTGTTTGTTGAGCTATGTATATTATTAGTCTCAGGCTTACTGACAGCTCTTGTAATCAATTATCTTAACATCACTAAGGGTCTAGTATCATTTCTAAGTTTGATAGCTCTGATGGCATATTTACAGTATGACTTTATAAACCGTCATACTCTTATAGATTTCACATGGAGTATGATAAGTATGACACTTATTGCTACTCAAAGTTTTTATCTAAACTTTAGAAAGCAATACAAACTTAGACAACAAATCAAACAACAGTTCGAACATTACCTTGACCCAAGACAAGTCAAACAGCTACAAGATAATCCTGAACTTCTGAAGTTAGGCGGAGATAGACGAAGATGTACGTTTTTATTTACAGATGTTAGAGGATTTACAAGCTTGTCAGAAAAGTTAGAGCCTGAACAAGTAACAGAGATAATGAATAAAGCATTGACTATTCAAGCTGATGCAGTTAAAGAATGTGGAGGGATGGTAGATAAATATATTGGTGATGCTATGATGGCTATCTTTAATGCACCTATAGACTTAGATGAACATGAGCAAAGAGCTGTTGAATCAGCTGTGAAAATACACCAACGTATGGCTGAAGCCGATTTAGGAATAGAGATAGGTATAGGGGTAAATACAGGAGAAGCAGTTGTAGGTAATATGGGAAGTGATTCACGATTTGATTACTCAGCAATAGGGGATGCAGTTAACTTAGCTGCTAGGTTAGAGAGTTCTACAAAAGAAGTTGGCGAAGATATAGTCATAGGTCATGAAACAATTAAGAGTTACACAGGTAACTATGCAACTCTTAAGCCAATTTATGTAAAGGGTAAAGAGAAACCCATAAAGATTTATACTATTCCAAAGCGTTAAGTTCTCTTTGAAAGTAACCGTGTAAGTTTTCTAGTTTAGCTTTACCGTTTCTGATAATTGTTTTCATCAATGGTCTATCTTCTGGAGGGAAGACTTCATCAACCATTTCTTCTGGTAACATACTAAACTCTGTTACAATTTTATTATCTCTTGTTAAAAGTATTTTGAAGCTGACTAAGTTTGCTTCACTTTTATTAATCATTGGAATCTCCTATAGTTTTAAATACAACATTATCTTGTCTACCTCTAAGTCCGGCTTTCATATAGGTAGTTGCTCTGCCTTCAAAAAAGTTTTGGTGTTCAACACCTGTGACCTCATCAATCCAACCAAGTGGATTTTCTCTTTGGTCGTAATTAGTTTTTAATCCTAATTGTAGTAGTCTTCTATCTGCTATATATCTATTATAAGCATACATATCTTTTTTAGTTAAGCCTTGAATGTCTCCCATTTCAAATACTAAATCTAAGAACTTATCTTCAAGCTCAACCATTTGTCTGCAAATATCATAGAGTTCTTTTTTGAAATCGTCTGTCCAGATTTCTATGTTCTCTTTTATAAACTCTCTAAATAATTTTGTCATAGCTTCTACGTGTAAAGATTCATCACGTATAGAATAAGTAACTATTTGTCCCATGCCTTTCATTTTACCGAAGCGTGGGAAGTTTAACAAGATTGCAAAGCTACTAAAGAGTTGTAGTCCCTCAGTAAAAGCTGAATAAACTGCTAAAGTTTTTGCAATACTTTTCTTATCTTTTAATGTTGTTTTAATATCACTTATATACTCATGCTTGTCTGACATTTCTTCGTACTCAGCAAAAGCTTTGTACTCTATCTCAGGCATACCAACTGTATCAAGTAATAAACTATAAGCATGTTGATGAATTGATTCCATGTTTGCAAACGAACCCATCATCATTCTTGCTTCTGGCTTTTTAAAGATACGCATATATCTATCTACATATCCGGAACCTACATCAACATCTGATTGAGTAAACAATCTAAATATTTGTGTAAGTAAATTCTTTTCTTTGTCTGTTAGTTCTTGCCAGTCCTTTACATCTGTATGTAACGGTACAGACTCTGGCATCCAATGCATTTGATTTTGTAGGACATAATAATCAAACATCCATGGGTCATCAAATGGTTTGTAGTATTCTCTTGTACTAAGTAAGCTCATAATTATTTTCCTTTGGTAAATAAACCAGTACAAATGCATGGCATTTTGGACAGGTTAAATTAGTTTCTATAGAGTAGCCACCGCTTTCATCTTCTATGTCGTGGTCTCCACCCCATATTAATTCTGTATTACAATGCCAACACTTCATGTTAAATCAGCCTCCACATAATCAGCAGGTTTTACTATTTCGTAAGGTGCTTCAGTTTCAATAACAACTCTTGCACCACAAGGTAGTATAGGTTTGTCATTACCACCATATCTAATAGTACATTCACCCATAACTTTTACTTCGTGACAGTAAGTATTTACCCTACCTTCCTTGATAGTAATAACAGGTTCGTTAGTGCCATGTTTTTTGTTTGCTCTAATTTTGTGTTGATTAACGTGTATATATTTCTTAGCCATATTATCCCTCACATGCTATACATTCCACATCATCTAATCTAACACGTGGAACTTTTATGTTGACGTTCTCTGCGTTTCTAGCAGCATTGGACCTAAAGTAGTATAACGACTTTAGTTTATTTATACCGTACCAATGAACATCATTTACATACTGCATATATTCATCATGTACTTCTTGTGGCTCAGTAGCTTTTGGTAAAGTAAAGAATAGATTAACAGACTGAGCCTGACATATAAACTCTTGACGTTTGTATGCATGTTCTATAATCCATATTTGATTTATCTCGTTAGCAGTTTTAAATAATTCTTTTTCATCATCAGTAAGAATATCTAAATGCTGAACAGAGCCTTCACTACCTGCAATATCTTTCCAAAGATTCTCTAGCTCTTTACCTTTTAAACCTTTATCTTTGAAAAGCTTTTCTAAGTATTTGTTTCTGACTTGATAAGAACCGGATAAAGTTTTGTGTGTGTAGCAGTTAGCACGATAAGGCTCGATAGAAGGGCTAGTCCCACTACAGATGATACCACTACTAGCGTTAGGAGCAATAGCAAGAAGATGACTGTTGCGATTTCCAGAGCCACTAATATCGGGAGCTTCACCACGTTCAATAGCAAGTTCTTTAGTTGCGTGTGTAGCTTGTAATTTAATATAAGTGAATGCTTTAAAGTTGAACCCAGTCGCGTAAATAGATTCGAAAGGTATTCCACAGGACTGTAGATACGCGTGGAAACCCATTGCACCAAGCCCGATACTTCTTTCTCTATATGCAGAGTAGGCAGATTTTGTAAAGCCTTCTTTACCTTCTTTAATATATTTTTGAAAACGTTTGAAGTTTGCACTATAACCTCCAAGTTGTGATGTGTCGACAGCATTCTCAATATAATGCTCAAGAACATTGTCAAGCATTGTTACTAAATCTTTGATAAAGTTTTCATCCTTTGACCACTTATCAAAGTGTTCTAAGTTTACAGAAGATAAACAGCACACAGCAGTTCTCTCTTCGTTAGTAGGTAAAGTTATCTCAGAACATAAATTACTCTGACGTATCTTTAATCCTAAATCTTTTTGTCCTTTAGGTAGAGCATCATTACATGTATCTATGTTGACCATGTAAGGCTCTCCTGTTTCTGCTCTAGCATTTATAAGTTGCCACCATAAATCCCTAGCATTAATAACCTTAACAGCTTCGTTAGTCTTAGGGTCTATCAATCTCCAATCATCATCGTTCTCTACAGCTTCAAGGAAAGAATTAGTAATGTTTACTCCATTGTGTAGATTAAGATTCTTTCTGTTAATATCTCCACCAGACTCTTTACGCATGTTAATAAACTCTTCAATCTCTGGATGAGATATATCCATGTAAGCCGCATAACTACCACGTCTTGTCGTGCCTTGATTGAAGGCTAACATCTGTGAGTCTACAACATGGATGAAAGGAATGCTTCCAGTAGAACGACTCCCATGAGTAGTTGAAATACCATTGCTCCTAATATCGCCCCAATATCCACCGATGCCTCCACCCGAACTAGCCAACCATATGTTCTCGTCATAGTGAGCAGATAAACCACTCCGGCTGTCAGGAACATAATTGAGGAAGCAACTGATAGGAAGCCCACGACTCGTTCCCCCGTTACTAAGTATAGGAGTGCTAAACATGAACCAACGAGAGGAACTGTAGTTATAAAGTCTCTGAGCCAGTTCATAATCAGTCTCACCTTTGAAGGTGGCTCCGAAGACTGAGGCTCTTGCGAATGCTTCTTGTGCATGTGTTTCTCCTTCCCAAAAATATCTATCTTTGAGTGTATCTAAACTAAATTTATCAAATGTTTTTTCTTTATCGTAATCTATAATAATCCCTAGATAAGGTTTCTTTCCTACTTTATCTTCAACCATTGTCTTGTTCCTTGTTGTTTACATATAATGCTATGATAGCATAGTGAATTATTTTCATTAAGTCTTTGTTATCTTTACCATTCTTTTTACCAAACCTCATGGCATACTTCATAATGTTACCAATACAAAATCCTTCTCCATATCCAGAATCAATTATCATATCAGTAGCTTGATACTTACCATTAGAATAATGTTGAGAATAAGTATTACCTACGTAAGCTTTTATTTCATTTAATATTTTATCTTCATTAAATTTATACATCTGTTCTCCATTCTTTTGGTAGAGTTTCTTCACTATACCATGTAAAGTTATTTGTTTCTGCCCATTCAGCATGAGTTCTTTTTGTTCCATCCTTTCTTACTTTAGCTCCCGGCATAGGAGAGTAAGGCTTTTGAAATAAAAATACTAACTCATAATTTTTAGGTAAAGCTTTTCTTACGTGTATGTATTTACTATACTCAGGGTAATCCCAGAATCTACCTTTAGCTTCAAGCAGTATTGTCTTACCGTCTATCTCTTTTACAAAGTCTGCTTCGTATTTATGATGTACTACATACTTGATTGTATCTACATGATGTTTCCAATCATTAAGTAAATCATTATGTATATTAAATTCCCAAAGACTATCATAACCTTTAGGGACGTTTATCTTTTTCGGTCTTGGTTTTCTTGGTTTTCTAGCCATTGAGTTCCTGTAGTGTAATGTTAGGATTTCTTTTTACTTGCTTATAAAACCAACGTAAACTATAAGCACTTAACATAAATCTATTATTAGCAAAGATATGAGTTTGTTCTGGTAAGAACTTATCTAGATTCTTTCTATTAATCTTTGAAGTATCTTCGCCTTCTGGGACCATAGTGTGTAACCATTCTATTAATAATGATTCTGCTCTACGTCTTAAAGCTTTAGCTTTTTTTCCATTCATCTGTTACCTCTATAACTTTTGGTGCGTTAGGTGTTTGAGTTAAATATCTATAACCTGTTGAATATTTAAATACTCTAAGACCCTCTCCGTTGTTAGCATCTTTGTGACATTCAAATTTATGTCTACAATAAACACAACCTCTAGCTAACTTCATGTTACCAGATTTTCCGTCTGGCTCATCATCATAACATTTGTCTGGTGGTGTTTCTTTTTTAACAGCTTTCTTAATATCAGATATTTTCTTTTTGATATTAGGTTTATCAAAGTTATCTGGTCTGAACAAAGCTAACTCTCCGGACTCTTTGTTAAGAGCAAGGAAGCCACCTTTAGTTGTACCTTCTGCTTGTTCGTACCCAGCTAGTTGAGCCATGTAACCAAAGGCATCATCTTCTGCTAGAGTACCTTCTTTAAATTTCTTGAATGCAAAACCTGATGCAGTTTTAATATCAACAACCTCTCCGTCAATAACACAATCCATGTGTCCTTTGATTCCGGATACAGTTATTTCTTTTTGTTCGTTAGTTACTGTGTGTCCAGATAACTTAACAAGAAATAAAACTATCTCTTCAAGTAAGTGTCCGTATAGAAACTTAATAAAAGTAGATGGCGATATTGTTTCCTGATTCTCATCAGTAGATTTCATATCATACCAAAGTTGTCTAGGCTGTCTACCTATGTTAGACATTCTAAGTGTAGGTTTACCACGTGGACTAGGATGAGACCAAGTGTAGAGAATCTCTTTCATAGACTCTCCAAACTGTTCAATAGTCTCTTCATCTATGTCAAGATGCTCTCCTTTTCCAAGAGCCGACAACTTATTATATATATCTTCTACTAAAGTGTCAAGTGTTTTTTTATTTTTTGTTGTCATAATCTTTAAAAGCTTTTATTACATCACTAGAAAATAATTTTTGTAGGTTAACTAAAAACATTTTACTAGCTTTATTATCTCCACCTGATACTGTTTTAAAGTAATCAAGTTTATCTACAATAGTTCTTAATACATCTGTCTTAAAAACTAAAGTACAATATTCGTTGTCTCCAATACAAAGATTGTGGAACCAATAATCTGATTCAGTTGCTTTGATGCCAGAAGGTTTATTCCAACATTCATATTCAACTGCTATGTTACCTGTCTTCATCCACATATCCCTTTCGGATTTGACTTCTATCTTTTTATTAGTTAGCATGTCTGCTATCTTTTCTTCTCTAACTGTTCCGTACTGTAAATCTATGTCAAACTTTTTTCTGTTTTCTTTAGTGGGTTTCACTCCAGTTTCCTCCTATCTTATATTCTCCGTCAAGAGGACATCTAAGATTAAAATGTTCTCCGGCTTTTATAATACTATCTACTGCAAACTTTCCAATAAAATCAGCTTTATCTTTTGGCACTTCAATCTGCCATTCATCATGGATGTTAGCTACAAATTTATAATCTACTGTATTTAACTGTAGAGTTTTATCAAGTAACACTAGAGCTTTCTTCATAACAATAGCTCCGGCTCCTTGTAGTAACGTGTTTAAAGATGAGTGAGTATTACGTACATATAGTTTTCTTCCGTCTAATCCTTTGAGATAACCTTTTGCTGATGCTCTTTGAACTCTATCTCTAAGAGATTTAAATGATGGTTTATTATCAAAGAAATGTTGTCTAGCTCGTTTGCCATCAGACGTAGTTCCTCCAACCACTTTGCCAAGCTTCTCATCTCCTGCTCCGTACATGAGGGCATAGATGAATGTCTTCGCCTTATCTCTTGATTCAAGTCTTGCAAGTTTTTGATTAGCGGTGTGTATGTCTCCGTTAATGATTTCATTTGTAAATACCTCGTCATTCATATAGTGTGCTAACATACGTAACTCTAAACCACTAGCATCAACTCCGAGTAAAACATTACCCTCATCTACTGTCCAACATGCTCTGCATTCTTTACCGTAAGGATTATTAACAGAAGGAACCTGTGCCATATTAGGGTTTCTGTGTGTCATTCTACCGGTAATAGCACCGTTAGGTATGACAAAACCATGCACACGTTCATCCTCTTGTACTGCTCCTATCCAAGAATCAATCTGAGCTATGCGTTTTTGTAGCAATAAAAAGTCTGCTATAAGTTTAGCTTCATGTATGTGAGTTATTTGTGATAGAGTTTTCTCATCTACGATTGGCTGCCCTGTAGGTGTAAATCTTTCAGGCTTCCAACCAAAGTCAATAAGATACTCTCCTATTTGTTTACGACTACCAAGATTAAACTCTTGTAGTTTTTGTCGCATGAAAGGTTTGAAGTTCTGTGTATCTAAACATCTTTGATATTCATCATCAGTAAGTCCACGTTTAGAAAGTTCTCCATCTTTCTTGATGTATGGGCTAACCATTTTATCGTCAACCCATTTTGGTTTGAATGTGTTATGTACCTCATCTTCAATAGCTTGTTTCTTTTCTCTTAAGTCTGCAAGTAAAAGCTCTGCATTGATGTGGTCAAATTTAAATCCGTTTGTCTCTTGTTGTTTTATTATCTTAGCTACGTCTTGTTCAAGAGCAATAGAATCTTTAGCAAAACCTTTACTCTCTTCTCTAAGTTTCTTAAGTACTACAGAGTTAAGTTGTACGTCTCTTACACAATAGTCTAACATTTCTTTTGAGAAGTTAAGATAATCATTAAACTCAATCTTCTTATAGTTAAGTTTGTATCCCCAAGTCTCTAAGCTGTGACCACCTTCACGTGTAGGATTAAACAATCTAGATAAGACAAGTGTATCTATAACAGGAATATGAGATAAGTCTACACCACCGAACTTTTCAACCATTGGTATATCAAATCCGATGATGTTGTGACCTATCAAAGTCTCAGCGTTTGACAAGAGTTTATATCCTTCATCTAAATTATTAGGCGAGTACTTATAGATTTGTCCTGTGTCTACATCTTGAGCTACGATGCACCAAATCTTTGTTGCCTTTAAATCGTCTGTCTCTATATCAAATACTAATTGCATTAGAATGCCTCTTCGTTACTTTCTTCAAAGCTTATATCAGAATCAGTAAGCTCACTTAATCTACCTGTCTCATGGTCATAGATAACCCTTGTTGCGAGACCTACGTCTCCTGTATATCTAGACTTCAATACTCTCATACGAGTTGTCCTAGCTTCTTCTGGGTCATCTGACTGTTGATTTCTTTCAAGTGCTATTACACAATCTGATAGTTGACCAATACTATTAGAACCTCTTAGATGTGATAGTGAAACTTCTATACCATTCTCATGTCCTTTGTTACCGTCAATACGTCTAAGGTGTGACACAAGTATAATACCGGCTCCTGTTTCTTCTACCAAACTTCTAAGTCGTGTCATGATAGTATCGATAGCACGTCTTTCGTCTCCTTCATGTACAGCACTTACCAACATGTGCAAGTGGTCTACTACAACCCACTTACAATCACATCCTATAATCATAAACCTAAGTTTACTAAAGATATCATCAATGTCGTTAGTCCCAAAGTGTGAATGAATCCATACTCTGTTCCTGTTGTTACCGTCATAAAGTATATCAAAGAACTTATCAAGTTCCTCTTTACTGTAGCGTTCTCTTATTTGGTCAATGTATAATCTAGCATTAGCTTCAATAGATAAGATACCGTCAATAGTTCTTCTCCAATCTTCTTCTAGTGCTATGATACCTACGTTATCGTTAGTACTTTTAATTAACCAATGTTCTATTTCTCTAGTCACACTAGACTTACCAAGTCCTGTACCACCGGTAAGAGTTACAAGTTCTCCTTGTCTCAAACCATATAGCTTTTTGTTAAGTCCTTCGTATGGATAAGGAACACTCTCTTTCTTTTCACGGTTATGAAACTTCTCCCTTTGTTCAGATACGTTTATAACTCCAGAAGGTGTATAAACTTTAGCTGACCACCATGCTTCAACAAACTCTTTATGCCTGTTGTTTTTAAGCATATCATTAGGGTCTTTCCAACCGTTAGGTAGCGTTACGATACGAGCTTTTCCCGGCTTGAAAAGTCTAGCAACTTTAATACTAGCCTCTTGTCCGGCTTTGTCTTTATCAAAAGCAATGATAACGTTTTCAAAGTTATCAAAGAACTCTAAGCTTTCTTTGATGTCTCTTACTGCACCGTTAGCACCACGTTTAATAGATACTACAGCCCACTTAGAACCGAGAAGTTCATACGTAGCCATAGCATCGCACTCTCCCTCAGTTATAGTGACGTACTTACCACCTTTAAATAACTGTTGACCAAACAAACCTGTGTCGTTGTAAGAACCATTAACAAAAAAGTCTTTGGTCTTTACGTTACGAACCTTTGTAGCTGATAACTCATGCCCATTGAAGTAAGGGTAGAAATGTTTTACTACGTTACCTTGAAGGTCATGTACACATTTTACCCCGTACTTTTTAGCAGTACCTTGAGAAATCTTTCTGTCAGTTAGAGCAGAAAAAGTTCCCTCATCTACAATATCAACTTGCTTGGTCTGATTTATATTAACTGTTTCCATATTTTTTCCTTGACATGCATTGTCATAGCTAGGCATAAACTCTCCGCAACTAAAACACTTTGCTGAACCGTCTGCATTGATACCGACAGCATCACTGCTACCGCAAAGTGGACATGGCTGATGTAGTTTGTCCCAAGTTTTATCCATGTTAGCCCTCACTAATGTTACTCAGTCTCTTCGTCAGTTTCTGATTCAGTTTCTACTAATGCTTCTGGACTTTCCTTTAGGATAGTTTCCAGATTATTCTGATGTCCTTGAGAAGCAAAGTTCAAAGCTTCAACTAAAACATTAATAGTTCCTACCTTAGAGATAGTCACATTAGCATTAGCTTTTTGTTGCTCATCCTCAATCTTAGAAACATCGTATACTGTTTCTCCGTCATCGTTTTTAATAGTGATAATCATAATTAAAACTCCTCGTTATCTGAATCTGCTTCTGCATATTCAACTAAGTTACTTACCTTCACAGCTATTAGCTCTGCAAAAGTACCGTATTTACCTTTATAAGGTTTAATCTTAACAGTCACATCTGAACCGTTACCCACGCTAACATCTAACGGATTACCGTCATTGTCAACAAGTTTAGGTGCCGGATTAGTAGTACCGTCATGACGTTCTACCTTTCTGCTGAAAGAGAAAGCTGGTTCCTCATACTTAAGTGAACCGTCTCTTGTTCTCACTTGAGATAGTCCAATCTTTTCTAGCTTATCAGCAGTATCAGTATCTGTCAACACAACAATAGAATACTTATGTGGTTCAAACTTAGTGTTTGGTGTGCTGACATTAGCCCACATAGCTTTTCCTTCTACATATTCATACATATAGTTTCCTCCTTAGTGTATAAATGTATGGCGATTATATCATGTTTGATTCTTTTTGTCAAGCCTTTTCTTTCTTCTCTTTGAATTAATTAAATCTCTTGTCATTTGAATCTGAGTCTGTAACGATTCCCACAACTCGTTCTTTGCTTGTTGCATTTGTTCTCGTTTAAGTTTTGTTTTGATTTTTAAATCTGATTTCTTTGGAATCCAAGTCTGCCAATATTGTTTCTCTTTACAAGCATCACTCCAAGTCCATTCAATATCTTGTGATAGTTCTTCTGATGTGAAATAAAATTTCATGTAACCCTCCAATTAAATAGGGTGGCTAGTCACGTGGTGGTTTAGTACTCATTCGTGTTTTATCCTTAACCTATTTTTGTATAGGACTCCATCGTCAATATATACTCAAGGCTTTTACAAAGGCTCACTCCTAGCCACGTCTAGTTTTGTTTATCGTACAGGACTAGAAACCTCTACAACCTCCTACTTTTTACTAACAGTAAGTCATGCTAGGCTAGTTTGATTTGTTTACCGACAGCTTAAAATACTAGCAAAGTCTGTCCGCAGATTATGGCTTTGTTGTTTAGAGTCTGTTCAAACCTCCACGCAAATGTGGGAAAATCAGACTACCCCGAATTTAATCTAGGATTTGAAACTTAGTCCGGTTTGATGGCACAAGACCGGAAACTTGCACGATTTGAAATCGCATACTGTAAGTTCAAGGAAGTGTTTTAGTGAGAGGGCTACACTTACAATATACCTAAACAATAGTGGCTATTATACCACAACTAACCCTCTGTGTCAATATCTGAATCCAATAAAGTTACTAAAAATGTATCACTTGTCCACCTCACTTGGTAGCAAATAGGTTCTTTAGGATTATTATAATTATAATCTATAACCCAATCAACCCAACTTCTATACTCATCTTTAGAAATATCTTTGTTAGTATAGTTATTTATCATTAATGTTTTTATGTCCACCATGTTGGTTTACTCCTGTTCTTGTTCCATTGTGCATAGTGTTTCTCATGTATTACATAATTCCTGTAAGCCACAATAGGATTATCATCTTTGTATTCATCAGGCATAGCCTGTGCTAGTGGTGTCATTTTTCCTTTGTCTTCAATGTTATCAGGTTTAAAATACAAAGCTTTTTTTAGTTTAGTAATGCTACCATGCTCTCTACCATACCTATATTTATATTCATCTCCTAATGCAATAAAGTGATTATATAGCCATCCATAATTATCATAGCAATCTCTAGCCCAAATAGTACAAGGATGATTCTTGTATGCTTCTTTGTAAAGTCCATTAGCATCTGCATATCCATCACCATCTAACACTCTATGAGCAGTACATAACATCTGTGCTGTTTCAAGTGGCATCTTCACTAGCATTTTATCAGGCTGTGCTTGTGCTGACTTGATTGGACACTCATCAAAATAAAATATGTTCATTTTCGTTCCCTCTTTTTTCTTTCCCATCTATCTTCTGCATCCATTAGAAGTAAGATAGTTCCTGTGATACAAGTTGCCATAAACAATCCTACTAAAGTTATAGCTATGATTTCAACTAGCATCTGCATTTG